CAACTCCGGGTGCAACACGCACAAAAACTTATGCAGATGGGTCTACAGAGACTCTGACTTATCCTTCAGCTTATACATATTTTGTTGATGTAGATGGTTCAGTAGCTAAGAAGACTAATAGTTTTAAAGTAGCTGAAGAGTTCTATGTTGCTGAATGTGCTAAGAAGCATGGTAGTGGCCATGGCAGGCTGATAGTAGGGGGACATCATATAATCAATGGTGTTGCTACGTTACAAGCAGATTATCCTACTGATGCAAATACTAAAGCAGAGATAAAAGATTTCTATGATAAGCGTGGAGTTGCTTATGGATCCAGTGAAACTAAAACAGAACTTCTTTCAAGAATAGTTCCTCAATACAGTGGTAGAAAAGAAGTTTCTAAACATCTAAAGGTATAGTATGAAGAGTCCTATTGCAAAAGTAGTTAATTGGCAACTGTCTACTGGACAGCTTGATCATTGGACTTCATATCACTTAGCTGCTGGCTTGTTTATCGCTAAGGTGGCTCAATGGTGTGGAGCATCTGATCTATGGGCAGTATTGTCTGTTGCTATTATTGGTATATTATGGGAAGTATTGGAAGTATATGTGGAAGGTACTGATGAAACATATGGTACAAAAAAGAGATGGGCATACAATACATTTGCCGATCTAGTAGTTGAAATAGGTGCAGCCTGGTGGATGGTATTATAGGAGTGAATAATGGCTAAAGGATTAAGAGAATATACTGCAGCTGAAGCATCATCTTTAGCTATTGGTCAAAATGGATTTGATCTTATTGCAGAACATAATTCAGATACATCATCTCCTGATAGTGGAGCATGGATCGCAATACAAGCTCTTGGTAAGGGTGGTGGAGATGCTGCTGTTGAATTTTTGCAACTAAAGGCTACGTCTAATATTGGTGATAGTCTTAGTTCAGCCTGGTTCTATATGGTACCTGGTGAAATATTATATGGTAATTTTAGTGGAATTATTAATCATACAAACTCTACAGCAACATGCATAGCTTACAGAGGGTAAGTAGAACTACAAGAATTAAGAGAATGGTTGGTTTGAAAAGGAAAAATTTATGGAGCAGATTACAATCGGAATATAAATTACTTGCTTGTTATATTATGTTTCTTTTATTAATACTAATGTTTGTTACTATTACAGGATGTGATGCTGGATGGAAAATAGCAGGTTGGGAGGTGAAGTGAGTGGAAAGCCCGAAACTGCAAGAAGTTATAGGGGTAC